AGTACGAGGCGCCGCCGACAAGCGCATAATCGACTTGTCCATTGTTGTACCATAATCCATCACAAGCATATGTGGTCTGTGAACCGCTTGCGTTATATCCGATTCGTCCATATTGTGACATATTCGTTTTGTCGATATATCCTCCACTTGTGCCAGCAGGTACTAAGCCTGTATCTGTGTATCCTGTTCCGTCTGTATTATAGGTCGGTGTCATCTTGACAACAATCTTTCCATTCTTGTTGATTAGCCCAGCGATACGCTCCCAGATGTTGCCCCACCAGTTCTCAATATGGAATACCTTTACAACATCCCTTGTAGCCTTTGAGCCATAGAAACGTCCCTTTGCAGAGCCGTATCCTGTAGGCAGATAGTTTGGAGAGCTTGACGAGCCTCCTGTATAATATCCGTAGCCAAAAGTGGTCTGATAATCGTCTGAACGTCCGATTAACAGTAGGAGCATATTAATTAGGTTACGCTGCGACCATGTGCGTGTGTACCATAGAGAGCCATTGTTTTTAGCGTATGTAATCTCGTTTGTTCCTGTCTGTGTGTTCATAGGTGTAAGACCTTTGATGCTCCTAATCTTGCTTGATGACAAAGCACCTTCAAAGCATGATAGAAGTATATAATCCGCAACAGTTCCGTCACTTCTCTGGTGTGCGTATGCATGGTAATTACTGTTCAACTGCTTGTTGCAGATGTAACAGTATTCGTAGTTGGTATCCTCGTATTGATAGAGCCATACTGTATCCATTCTAGCCATGCAGTTTCCGTCATATGAGGTGTTGCTTACATCGCTTGCACTGCCGTCAAGTTTCTTGCTATAATCGTCAGGGTCTAGCTCGTAGTCAATCGTTCCGTCCGACTTAACCATGTACGGCTTGTTGTTTTCGAAGAAAAATGCATCTTCCCAGTCTCCATAGTCAAATTTGCCTGTAGTGTAGTCCATGTGTGCTGGTGTCATTCCCTCAGCCATTTCGAGGTAAGTAATACGTGTATCGGGATTGCTGTCATTCTTATTTATTTTGAATCCGTATAGTTCGTACTCTACTGGTATCGCAGATTTCACATTTGCCATATTGTAATTGGTAACTCCATGGTCGGAATAAGGGAAAAACCTGTAGAAGTATTCCGTATTGTTAGTTAGTCCACTGTCTATAAATTCTGTATCCGCATATTTCCCCAAATCCTCATTAATTAGAATTACTGTTCCGTCATTAACATTTTGGGGCATTGAGCCAGCCTTTCTTACCACTATAACTCCCTTTACAGTACACACTGTTTGTCCGTCTATTATGGTGTCTGACGGCTCTTTGAATTTCAGTCTGCACAATTTGTCACCCACATGTATTATTATGTTTGCCATGTTTGAGGGTGGGATACCTGTTGGTGCGTTGTTTAATGCATATAGTACTTCTCCCCAGCTCATATTATTGCCTCCTTAATTGTGGTGTCTATGTCCTGCCCTCCCACCTTCTCGGTTATGGTTTTTCCATTGATGGTGGTTTCCTTGGTAGCCATTATGGTGCCGTCGCTGTCGTACAGTGTTTCGGTTATAAGGCTGCTACCATCTGCGTCGGTGCCCAGCACTGTAATTTTGCGCCTGCCATATATGTCCGTTTCCTTTATTGTCTTTCCATCGTCCGAGATTGCGGTTGTGGAGGTTGTGAAGCCGTTTATTGCCGCACAGAGTGTGTTGTATTCCAATGCCCCGAAGTCTGTGCCTTTTGCCGCATAGTCTGTAACGTCGGTCATTGATATTGTACCGTCGGTGTTTGTTATCTGCTGCCACTTCCTACTGCCTTGGTAGTCATCATCCACAGCGTCCATTTTTAGAATCATCATGTCTTAGAACCTCTCCTTTCCTGCCCCCATTCTGAATGCCAGCCTGCCTTTCCCTGCCTTGATTCTGCCGAGATTGTTATATATTTCAAGGCAGGCTTCCTCTATCCTGTTTAAATCCGCATACCCAATGAATACGCCGTTGTCCTCATATACTGTCTTCTCACCTATGTCCGTCGGATAGGCCATCTTTGCGATTGTCTCAAGGTTGTCTGAAATATTGTTGATTTCATCCGCATATGGGTAGTCGCTTTCGTTTTTGTCACCGCCCATATTCTTTATGCCGAATGGGAGGTACAGCGACATTGCGAGCGTATGGAGGTGTTCAATGTTGCCTTTTATGCGGTTGTAGTCGCCGCAGTTGAAGAAATCTCCCTCCGACTCGCTTACCCATTTCCAGTCTGTTTTTGGTGTCTGCCACATTACACAATCCTCCTTGCAGTTATTTTGCCTGTTATAGAGCCCGAATAATCAGTCTCTATTGATTCCAGCCTTATCATCAGTTCGTCAAGGTACATGCTTTCGAGGTATGCCAGGTCATTTGCTTCAAGTGCGGGATCTCCTCTGAATTTCAGGCTGTACTCGTTTCCAGAGGCGTAATAGCTTCCCACCCACTCCGCAAGATCCTGTGCCGTATTCTCAGAACTTATGAGCGGATTCTCCCAGTCCAGTATCTTTCCAGTGGCGTTGACCTGCATTGTCTTGTATGCGGTGCTGGTGTTGTATTCGTACCCCCTTACCACAATGGTTACGTTTTCCTGTTCCTTGGGAGGGTTTGATATAAGCACCCTGCATCGGTATGCCTTCTGCTCTGTTATTACAGCTCCTATGTCTATTTCTTCGTCATCCTTTGTACATACCACGTCAAGGTCATGCACTGCGTTTGAAAAATTGAAATCGTATAATGTCTGCTCGGTGGGTGTTGTTATATCGTCGGACACAAGGTCCTTGTATTCGGTACCCTTTGTATAGATGGTTCTGGCAACCCTTACAGCCTTCACCTTTTCAAGTTTCGTTCCAGTAGGCGTTGACAGCAGGTCATTATAGCTTATTGTGTAATCTGTCGCCTCTCCAAGCTTGATGGCTGCAAGGTGTATCCTGCTGTGTGGCTTAGTCTGTGTAAATTCGATATCCACCCTGTCAGTGTCAATGAAGTCAAAATTGACTGCGGTTGCTTTGTATATCGCCGTGCTTTTATAGATTGATGTAACTGTGCCGTTGTTGTAGGTTTTGATGATAAACTTATACGGTATCGAATCCCCAAAGTAGAGTGACATACCAAAGAATGATACTGCCGCCTCAAGGTTGAGTGTAACTGTGGGATTTGTTATAAAATAACCTTCCCCGTCCGATACATCGCTGCTTACATATCCTGTTTTGAAACATTCCGTCATATTCCTGGGTATGAAGTATTGCGCGCCGTTTCCTGTTGTGAAGTCTGGTTCAAATGATGCGTATTCCCTTGTGTCTGTGTTGTCTATGATGCCTGCAACATTGCTGTACCCTGTTTCGCCGTTTGATGTTGTCTTTACGTCTGGGACGAATGACGATTTTATCATTATCTTTCCATCATTATCCTGTGTCAGCACGCATCTGCCTGCGTTGGCTATAAGCTGTAGACACTGTTTGTGTGATGTTGTGGGGAGCGGGTTGTACACCGTTATGTTTTTCAGGTATGGATCTATCCAGTACACGTCCATACCCGCGTCTTCAAACACATCCTCTGCAAGGTCGTATAGGCTTATGCCTTCGGGATGGTACTCGCCGTTACTGTACTCATCATCCATGTACTCAAACACGTCAACCGCCTCGAACTTTGCAGTTGTGTCGGTCGCGCTCCATGACTTCATGTACAGTGTCGCGCCCTTGAACCATTCGGTGTCTCCGCTGTCAAGCCTGTACCCCCAATACACCACAAGCTCCTGCCCCGTCTCGATGAAATTTATGGCGCTGTCGTCATTGTCGACGTTGTAATACCTGTCCATGTTCTCGATTTTCACCGTGAAGTCCATTGTGGGCATATCCCCGCCTATGGGCGATATCGTACTCTTCAGCTTGGCGCTTATTATCTTGTTGTCATCAAGGTTTATTCCTATGCCGCATAAAATCTGCTCTATCCTCAGCCTTGTGTTCCCCTTACTCATGGAGAGTGCCTGGATTGTCATGTATGTGGTGCTGTTGAATGTCTCCTCTGTTTTAAACTCCTGGGAGTTGTTCTCAAACTGCACCGTCTTGTTGTCGGTGGTTATTGTGAACAGCGTCGGGTAGGATTTGCCGAATTTAATCGTCATCCCCTTTAGATCCACAGGTGATTCGGTGTTGAATATTATGGTTATGCTTGGTTTGCTGTCCGCCAGTGCCTCTGTGACCACGCCCTGCTGGTGGTAGCCGCCGTTCCTGGGTATGAAGTACACGCTTCCATCAAGCGAACTCCATCCCTGTTCATACGTGGCGTAGGGTTTGGTTACCTGTGATCCGTCAAACGGTGCCTCTATGTCGGAGTATTGCGTGAGCCCCTCGTCCCTCAGCGCCGCCCCCTGCTGTGCATCATGGTTTATCAGCCCTATGTACAGGCGCATGTATGATTTGTTCCTTTTGAGTGCCTGCATTGACTGTCTGTATTCTTTGCTTACATACTGCATGGCCGCCTCCTACATCTCTATAAAGTTTACTGAGAAGTTCTTGTATACAGGCTTTCCGTCCTCATATGTGTATATTGGTGTCTTGCGGTCGCCCACATACATTGCAAGTGAGCCGCGCTGCCCTGTGTCGGCTATGAAGTACGTCACGTTCAGGTTGAATTTCTTCTTAATCGCTGATCTTATCCTCTCATAGTCGCTCGGACGTAGCAGCTTCCATTTGCATTCTATCTTGTGGACATCTTCCCTTATCATCTGGGCTACCATTATGCCCTTTGCGTTCCTTTCGGAGTCCGATATGTCATAATCTGACTGTGTCATCTCTGATGGATCGGGGAGGGTGGCCCCCTCGACTATCAGTATGCCGCTGTATTTTGGCATTTGTCTCCCTCCCTTTCTATGTTGGGCTTAGCCTGTAGCCCTGGCGTTTCCTGTACCTGTCGGTCTGCTCCACTATTGCCTTTCCATCCATGTTGACAACGGTGGTGACTGTGAAGTCGTTGCTTGCCTCCTGGCTGTCCTCAATCGCCCCCATGACGTTTACCGATATTATCTCGCCGAGCTTTGCAGCAAGGTCATCCATCCAGCCTGTGTTGTTTTCAAGCGGGAGTATAGCCTCCCGCCCTGCCTCGCCTGCGATTAGCGGTGTCGCGCTGTCCACTATTCCGCCTGTTGCCAGCCTTGGAAGTGATACGGTGCTTAATCTGGCTATGCTGAATCCAAAGCTCTTTCCACCTAGCTCTGGAACCCAGTCCGGTATGTCAAAGTGTAGGTTGTTCAATGCGTCTATTACAGTGTTGATACCGTTTACCACAGCGTTCGCCATATGTTCGACGCCACCGATAATTGAGTTGATTGTTCCTTTTATTGCGGTCCATATGCCGTCGAATATGTTGGTCACAGTCGTTTTGAGGTTCGTCCATGTGGTTGTCCATATGGCCTTTATCGTGCTCAGCCCTGTGGATATGCCGTTCTTTATTGTTGCAATGGCTGTTGAGATTGCAGTCTTTATTGTGTTGAATATTGTTTTGACTAGTGAGGCTATTCCATGGAATATTGTGGAGAATATTGCGGATATTGTATTGAGTGCGGTCTGTATTGTCCCACCGATTACATTTAACACAAGTTCTATCACACTACTGATGGTTTCCAGTACTCCTTCTACAATCTCCTCTATGCCGTTCCAAGCAGTCTCCCAATCTCCTGTGAATATTCCCACCAGGAAGTCGATAATTCCCTGTATAACCTCTATTATTCCACCGATGTAATCAGCCATGTTGCCCGCCATATCTATAACAGTACTGACTATGGTCTCAATAATTGGTAGTATCACTGGAAGGATGTATGCTATCATCCAGTCTATGAATGGCTTTACAATTCCCTCCCACAATGCCTTTGCCGCATCAGCCACGCTTCCTATGAGTGACACCGCCCTGTTAAGGAGAGGTGTTACATGCTCACTCATCAGTGTATCGAACTTTGATGCCAGCTGGTCAAGCACTGGCTTCACGTTGCTGTTCCAAAATTCCAGGAACTTTGATGCGCAATCGCTCAGTCCTGATGCAAGTGAGTCAAAGAACGGCTTGATGTGGTCGTCGTACATAGTGTTGACTGTATCCATGTAGCTGTCCACTGTGTCCTTTATCGAGCCAGTCACTGTCGCAAATGTCTCCAGTATGCCGTCAAGTGCCTCTTTCAGTTCCTCCTGGTTGTCAATGAACGGCCTTGTGAACACGTCGAGTATGTCCCTGCCCGCTTTTGCCATGAGTTCCGTTATGCCCATTGACGCATCGGTGAATATGCCTATAAGGTTTGCTGTGAGCTGCTGCCCGTTCTCGCCGCCGAATGCCGAGAAGATGTTTGCGAATGCCTGGGAGTAGTTTCCTATTATCGTCGCCGTCTCGCCCGTTATGTCGAACATTGATATTATGTACTGCCTGATTCGGTCTGTGTTCTGTTCGAGGTATAGTGATATGCCTCCCACGATGTTAGTGGCAATTGTGGTTCCGACGCTCGCTATCGCCCCTGTAACCTGTCCGAACGTATATGCCAGCGTGTCTGTAAGCCTGTTCGCCGCCGCAACCACCTCGGTATCGGTGAATATGTCCTTTAAACTTGCCTTGATGCTTTCAAGGGCTTTCTGTAA